ATTACTGTGTACTTTTACCACATTAGAGGGGATGGATGAATTAGTTAAAAACTTAACAACCCACTATAGTATAATGTATAATAAAATATTTGCTCTCTACATAAAAGAAAGTAATGAATATGTTATAACTTACAATATAGATCAGGGAAACATACAAAGTTTACCCCCAAGTACTATCTTAGTTCATAGAAAAAAACATACAAACACTTTATATACCATAAATGCACTAAATGAACTTATCAAAACCCTAAATGGTGGGTTCGTTGATAAAAGTTTCCCTATAGAATGGAATAATTTTAAAAATTGTATTTTACTAACAAGGCAAGGTGAATTAAAACAACTGAAAACTAAAATTCACAAAATAATAAATACTTAGTTTGGCCTCCTAATATTTCCTTATTATATTCATATTATAAATAAAAAATGTTATAATTATGGATTTAAACACAATCAAAAGTAAACTGGCTACTTTAAATAAAAGCAGTAATGGTGGAAGCAAAGAAAAAAAGGATTATACCTTAATCTATTGGAAACCGAAACAGGAAGGGAAATATAAAATAAGATTTGTTCCCTCAAAATTAAACTCACAAAACCCATTTCAAGAAATTTATATGCACTACGGAGTAGGTAAATTTCCAATTATGGCTTTAACTAATTGGGGGGAACAAGATCCAATTGTTGATTTTTGTAAAAAATTAAGAACAACGGGGGACTCTGAAAATTGGAGATTAGCTAAAAAATTAGAACCTAAATTGAGAGTATTTGCTCCTGTTGTAGTTAAGGGTGAAGAGGAAAAAGGAGTTAGATTATTCGAATTTAGTAAAACACTTTATATGGAACTATTATCTATAGCTGATGATGAGGATTATGGGGATTTTACTGATGTGGCTCAAGGGTTTGATTTTGTAGTAACAGCTACTAAAGTTCAAGATAGACCTGGATTTCAATTAGGTTTAAGACCTAAACCAAAACAAACACCTCTAAGTGAAGATGCTAGTGAAGTTGAAAATTGGTTATCTAATCAACCTATTTTATTAGAAGAAAGATACAAATACCCTTACGAAAAATTAAAAGATGAACTTCAAAATTATCTATCAGGAGGAGATGAAGAGGATTCAATAGTATCTGAGGATGCAGTAGCATTTGATGACCATAAAACAACAACAACAAATACTTCAAATAATAATTTTAATTTAACATCTCAGGGTACACCTAAAAAAGCTAAAGATAAAGAATTTGATGATCTATTTGACAATGATTTACCATTTTAAAAGATAATATGGCCAGAAAAAAATCACTACAGGAGGCAGTCTCCAAAGAAATAAAATCTAAATTTGATTTAAGTTCCTTCAAAGAAAAGAAGGGACTTAAGCAAAATATAAAGTTTAAAGAACAAGAATGGATACCACTTTCAAGGGCATTCCAAGATGTTACATCAATACCGGGTATTCCTACAGGACATATTGTACTCCTTAGAGGACATTCAGATTCTGGTAAAACAACAGCTCTTTTAGAAGCAGCGGTCTCCGCTCAAAAACGAGGGGTATTACCTGTTTTTATCATTACTGAAATGAAGTGGAATTGGGAACATGCTAAACAAATGGGTTTAGATTTTGAGGAAATTGTAGATAAAGAAACGGGTGAGATTATAAATTATGGGGGTGAATTTATTTATATAGATAGAGAATCAATTCATACTATAGAAGATGTAGCCTCATTTATTTTAGATTTAATTGATGAACAGAAAAAAGGGAATTTACCTTATGACTTACTATTCTTATGGGATAGTATAGGATCAGTACCTTGTGAAATGTCTATTAAGTCAAATAAAAATAATAATGAATGGAATGCTGGAGCTATGTCAACACAATTTGGAAATAGTGTTAATCAAAGAATTACACTATCAAGAAAAGAATCATCTCCCTTTACTAATACTTTAGTTTGTATAAACAAAGTATGGACGGCAAAAGCAGAATCACCAATGGGGAAACCCAAACTAATGAATAAGGGTGGATTCGCAATGTGGTTTGATTCTACATTTGTAGTTACCTTTGGTAACATTTCAAATGCAGGAACATCTAAAATTAAAGCAATTAAGGATGGAAAACAAGTTGAATTTGCTAAACGTGTTAATCTCCAAATCGATAAAAACCATATTAATGGAGTTACAACCAGAGGTAGAATTGTTATGACACCTCACGGATTTATTAATGATAATGATACTGAATTAAAAAACTATAAGAAAGAAAATTCCAAATCCTGGGAGAAAATTTTAGGTGGAGGGGATTTTCAAATAGTAGAGGAGGATCATGAATATAATGATATAACTTCTTATACTGAAGAACCACAATAGATTATGAATAAAAAAGAATTACTAGAGCTTCTTAATAATAAAGAGGAGGCTAGGGGTGTGTCTGAAAATAGAAGAGTTTTGTTATTAGATGGTTTAAACTTGTTTTTTAGAAACTTCGCTATGTTAAATATGGTTAACCCTGATGGGGTTCATATTGGTGGGTTAGGAGGATTTTTTAGATCTCTAGGAGCAATGATAAAACAAACCAACCCTACAGAAGTATATGTCGTATTTGATGGTGTTAATTCTACTATTAATAGAAAAAACCTAATACCCGAATATAAATCAGGAAGAAATCTCCAAAGAATTACCCAATGGGAAGCCTTTGAAAATCTAGATCAAGAAGATGATTCTAAAATAGATCAACTAGTCAGAATAATTCAATATTTAAAAACACTTCCAGTTACTACTTTATCCTTAGATAAATCAGAAGCTGATGATATTATAGCTTATCTGAGTAAAATATTACCAAAGAAAAAAACAGACCAAGTTTTTATAGTTTCAAGTGATAAAGATTTCCTTCAATTAATTTCTGAGAATGTAATGGTATATAGACCTATTGAGAAAAAATATTACACTCAACAGGTATTTAAAGATAAATTCAATATCCCACCTGAGAATTTTATTCTATATAAAACCCTATTAGGGGATTCCTCAGATAAAATTAAAGGGGTTAAAGGATTAGGAGAAAAAGGACTTCTAAAGAAGTTCCCCGAATTAAAAGAAAAAATTCTTACTTTTGATGACATATTAGATATATGTGAAGCCAAATTTAAAGACCATTTAGTGTATGCTAGAGTAATACAAGGGGTAAGTGATTTGGAAAAAAACTATAAAGTAATGGATTTAAGTAACCTTATGATAGGAAAAGAAGATAAAGAATACTTAAATAAGCTTGTTATCTCAAGAGAATTAAATTATCTTCCTAAGCAGTTTATGGAATTATATGAACAAGACAAATTAGGAGGAATGATTAGAAACCTAGAATACTGGTTAGAAGAAAATTTTAAAAACTTAAAATAAAACACATTGACACTTAGAACAATAGATGAATACGGCCCCGGATTTCAAATAAAAGTATTATCTTCCCTATTAACTTATAAAGAATTTCTAACTAATATATATGATATATTAAATGAAGAGGATTTTACCAACAACGCCCATAGATGGATTGTTCAAGAAATTCTTAAATATTACAATAAGTATCATTGTCCTCCTAGTTTAGATATTTTAAAGGTAGAAGTTAAAAAGATTGATAATGAAGTATTAAAATTATCAGTTAAGGAGCATTTAAGAGAAGCTTATATTACAAGTGATGAGGATTTAAAATATGTTCAAGAGGAATTTTCAACCTTTTGTAAAAATCAACAACTTAAAAAAGCACTACTTTCATCTGTTGATTTATTAAAAGCTGGGGATTATGACTCCATTAAAATAATGGTAGAAAATGCTTTAAAGGCTGGACAAGATAAAAATATAGGACACGAGTATAATTTAGATATAGAAACAAGATACCAAGAAAATAATAGAAAATCCATTCCAACTCCATGGACTCAAGTAAATGAATTACTTCAAGGTGGTTTAGGTAATGGAGACTTTGGGTTAATATTTGGCAACCCTGGCGGTGGGAAGAGTTGGTCTCTAGTAGCTTTAGGGGGTCATGCTATTAGGATGGGATATAATGTTCTTCATTATACTTTAGAATTAGGAGAAGATTATGTTGGAAGAAGATATGACGCCTTTTTCACCCAAATACCAGCTAACAATATTACCCAACATAGGGAACAAATAGAAGAGATAGTACCTCAACTCCCAGGTAAATTAATAATTAAAGAATTCCCAATGGGTAAAACTTCTATACATACTGTAGAATCTCATATTAGAAAATGTAATGATTTAAATATAAAACCAGATTTAATCATAATAGATTATGTTGATCTATTATCATCTAGAAAGAAAAATGTGGATAGAAAGTAT